ACAATCGTAGGCTTGTATGTAGGATCTATAGATTGTCTAAGATTATTTATTTCTACTTCTGCATCTCTAGTTGCTCTAGCTCTTCTAGTTATTGGTATAGATATAAGACCTTGTAAGGCAGAACCAAATACAGCCGCACTACCAATATTTATAGCGGCTTCTTGTTTTGTAGCTAAAGGATCAAAAGGATAACGAATTGCTTCTTGCCCTGCTACAATTGCACCAGTAGCAGCACCAGTTTTTAAAGATTTGTATGCTATACTACCAGCCTTTATAAAAGGAAGTGGTGTATAATTAATAATATCAAAAGCCTCTGCCCCCATTTGCATACCAATAGAAGCTCTTCCATAAATATCTCTACGAGCAATATTATCTCTTAAATCTTTTTCTAAATGTCTCAAATGTTCCATGCTAGTTGCTCTAGCAAGTTCCACAGAATACATTTTTAAATCATCAGAAACATTGTCAACTGCGCTAAAACCCTCTTCTACTTCAGGACGCCAACCAAATTTATTATATTCCCTAATTCTGTCTATTAGAGGATCATACCTCATACCAAGCATAGCACCTACAGTTTCTAAAAACTCAGGACTTTCTTGCTCTTCTACTGGCCTGTCAGGTAAATACTCTACAACAGGAAATGTAGTTAATCCATTTTTCATTATGGTAATTCCCAACCATAAAACTTAACTATAGGAAGCCGCCTAAATACGCTATCTTCTGGTATAAGTGGTTTTGCCCCCTGCTCTCTAGCTTCTCTTTCTGCTTCTCTAGCTTCTGCTTGAATAGACCTAAGTAATTGAGAGTGTTTATTTTTAGCAAAATCTTCTGTCATACTAGTGTCAAACATAGGCCATGTAAGCTCAGAAGCACCAAAGTTATTTATTTTATTTTCATATATTAAAGGCCGTATTTCATTATTTTCATCTCTAAAGTAAGCATAGAACTGAGGAACATCACCACCATCAAACGGTACAAGAAATACTTCTTTTGTTTGGCCTGTTACAATAGTAGATTCTGTTTCTCTTTTTTTACCACTTCTAGTTGAAAGCACAGTTTTTTGTATATACGAAATGTCTTGAGGTGGCCCTAAACTAAATCCTCTTGGAAGCTCCTGATTAACTAGTTTAATAAACTCAGCTTTTTCTTCTTCATCTGGGAAAACTATGTCTAATGACATTTTAGAAACACTCTCACCACGAACAAATGGGCTATTAGGATCTATAACATGTTCAGACGGTTTATAGTTTTCATCAAAGTAATTAGTAAGCTCTTCTATTATTTCTTGAGATGTTTTACCCATTTCAGCGTACATTTCTGCTATAGGTGCAAGATCTGCTACAACTAACGTATCTGAAGATATTTCTTTTTCAACAAACTGAACAGGAGATAATTTACTAAATACCCTATCTCTATTTATTTTTGCAGTAGGAGAATTAGCTTGTTCTTTTATTTCTAATAATATTTCATTAGCTGTTTTTTCATCCCCAAAGTATGCTTTTCTTCGGGCAACTTCTCTTAACAAAGCTGTATCTTTTCCAAAAACATCACCAAATCTATTAACAGTACCAGAAGGGCTCCTGTCATTCATCAAAACATTAGCGTGCTTAAGCAATGTATCAGCATCTACTTCTGGGGCAGTGCCGCTTAAAAAGTTTTTAAGACCAGACACTAGGCTTTCTGGCAATGTAACTCTTGAAAGCTGATAAAAAGAAGGTGTTGTAGACTTAGGATCAGCAGCAGAAGAAATGCCTAAGTTTTCAATCATTACCTTATCCATATCTTCTCTATGTTCTTTTGTTTTATTTGTATTACCTGCTTGAATAGTTTCCCTTCTAAGTTTTATAGCATCATCTAATTTTTTCTTTTCTTTTTCACGATCTGTTTCGGCAGTTTTTATATCTGTTTCTCTTCTTTGAAGCTTTCTTATTATTTCATCTTTACCATTTGGGAATGACTGAACAATTGTATTTAAAGTTTCAGCTACTTCTTTATTAGCTTCACTTAAGTTTACAACAGAAGGGTCTTTACTTTTACCATCACTTTGAACAAATAAACTAATTGCATTTAAATCTAGAGAGCTAGCATTTTGAGTATTGTTAATTATTCCTTCTGCACCTGCTAGTTTAATGCTGTTTTCAATATTATCTTTTTCAGAGTCAGTAAGAATATTGCTAGATGTAGTTATAATTTTTTTGCTAAATTTATTAAACTCATCTTCAGTTAATGAATTAGATCTTGCTGCTTGAGCAATGCTATAGCTTTCAGCTTGCAATTGTTTTTTAGAAATATAATTATTTATGTTTTCTTCAGCTTTATTTGTTATGTCGCTCAGAAAACTAGTAACTGTTTCTGTTTGGTTAGAATCATATAATTGGGAAGCTTTTATATTTCTAACTACATGTTTTTGAAAAGAAGTTAATTTTTGAAAACCATCAGCATCTGGTGATATTATTGCTAATCTAAGAGAATCTATATTACCATCTCTGGCAGCTATAGTAAGGTAGTTTTTTAATTCTTCAGACTTAATGTCTGTAATTAAACTTGCATCTACAGGAACTTCAGCGTCTATATATTGCTGAAAATTTCTTTGCAATCTATCTAGCGTATCTAAAGAGCTAGCTATTGTAACATTAAATTCTGCTAAAGCATCAGAATTTGACTCAGGTCTAGTAAAATTATCATAGATAGTATCTAAGCTTGCAAATGTACCAGAAGTATATCTGCCTATATCGGTTTCAGTTAATAGTTTAAAAGTATTATAATCTACTTTTAAGTCTGTTTTTGCAGCTTCAATTTTATCTTCTTCTGCTTCTAGTAATAACCTTCTTTGTTCAAGTTGAGAATCTTCTGCTTTTCGATAATCACCAGAAAGACTTTCTGCAAAAGCCATTACATTTTCTAAATCTTCTCGGGGTAAGTCTTTTGTAAATTTTAAAACATCTTCTAAATCATCAAGGTATTCATCATTTAGATTTGTTGTTACTTTACCATCAGTTCTTATTGCTAACTCAAATTGAGTTCTCTGATAGTCATTCATCATAAATTTAGGATAAAGACCTTCTATTTTACCAAATACATAAGCAACTTGTAGTGCAATACCATGTCTTTTGGCAGTGCCTTCTTCTAATAAAAATGCTGCTTCACCATCTTTATTCTTAGCAACTCTTGCTTCTATAAATGCTTCTAGTTTTTTAGAGTCTTGATTTGTTTTACCAAATTCATAAGCCGTTTCTTTATCATCTTTATTAGATAAAAGTATATGCTCACCAAGTTTTGTTCTCTGTCGACTTGCATTTAGTTTACCTAAAGATAGCTCTGCTTTAGCAAGTTCTAGTGCGCCTTGCTGTTCTACATAGTTTGTGTAAATAGTTGGCTTGCCATTTTCCTCTGTGCTAAATGCCATATTCTTAAGATATTCATTTAAAGCACCAGTAACTTTACCAATATTATCAGGATCATCTTGATATTTTAATATTAACTCATTTGTTTTTCTTTGAATATCAATAGATACTTCATTCTGGTATCTATCAAGTATTACTCTTTGATATGCCTCACCTGCGGCCCTGCCTAAAAAGCCTTCACCATTTAATTGATTCAATGCTTCTGGCTTACCAGTAAAGGGATTAATATTAATAATAGATTTTGAGTCAGCTTGAAATGCTAACTGCTCGCCCTCTTTAACAGCTTGAACACCCATCTCTTTTACAGATGCTTGAACAATCTGATTAGCAGCCCTTCCAATACTGCTATACTTTTCTACCCCACCAGTATTTACAGATCTAACCCCAACAGGACCAACTGAGCCACTTGTTAATCTTTGCTTTATTACTGGCATTAGCCTAAATCCTTATCACTTTTAAATAAATTCGTAATAGAAGGGGGCATATTAAGAGCTATGTCAGCTATATTACTTAAGAAGTTTGCATTAGATGTTGCCCTCATACCTGCGGCTGCATTTTGCCCATATTTGTAAGCTGTTGCTGCTTGTGCTGCATATTTAGCTTCCAAAAGTCCTGCTTGCCTATCTATGTTTTCTATATCTTCAGCTACAATATCTCTGTTTCTTTGCAAATACGCTTCTACAGATCTATCTGAAGATGCAATTTTTGCACTAAAAAAAGCAGTGTTTTGTTTTTCAGCATCTAAAGCTTCTCTTATTCTTCTGTTAGTTGCGTCTATTGCTTCAGCTTTTGCTAAAAATAATTCAGCAACATACTGACGAGCCTCAAGCTCCCCAATTTTTTTACGCTCTTCCGCAGCTTTTTTCTCAGCAGCACTTTGTTTAAAAGTACCAAATAAACCAAGAAGAGTTGCGCCTGCCGAAATTGGATCTATTGCCATTAGAAAGAAACCTCCGCAACCAAACCATTAACTTGAATAAACAGTGGCGCTGTTTGTGTTACAGTAACCTGCGGATCTTTATTGTACCCCATTAGATAAAACTCTTTTTTTCCTGTAACTGGAACTCTTGGTTGGCTAAAATCACTGTTTACCCTTCTTATAATTAATTTTTTATTATTAACAGAGGCAGAAAGCGTTTCTGATAAATCTAAAATAACTCTAGACAAACTTCTAGGTTGCCCTGTTTCTGGGCCAATAGCAGTGCTAACATCTATAGGGTTAGTCTTTAACTCTACATCAAAGCCAAAGCCTACCTGACAGCTAGTAAGAGAGGCATCCACAGCCGAAACATCAATCTGACCACCAGACACCGTAAACTTGCCTAAGTAGTCCGTAGAGCTTACTACATCGACTTCAGCGCCATTTTCAAAATAATTAGATACTGTAAAGACTCCTGCCGTTCCAGTATACAAATTACCTATATCTAAGCTTACATTTTGATTCAACTCTGTGAATACAAAGCTATTAGATCCAGAGCCGAGATCTGTTTTAATAACAGCAAAAACCCTATTACCAATAGCTGTAACAGAATGAAACGATCCATTTGTTTCAAAACGAGTCCACCCTGCTACGCCCTCTATTCTATTTAAATTGTATACCGCAATCTCACCTGTGTAATTCTGAACAAACACAAATGACTCAGCTGTGTTTACCGCGCCACTAATTACACACATTTGAACAGGATCACTTATCAAATGAGAGGAAAGCAATGAAATTGGATCAGCTTTATAAGCTTGCTCACTATCATCATAAACAAACTGACGTATCATCTTGCCGCCAATTTGACCAAAAATAGTAGCACCATAAAAAGGTTGAGGTCTTACATAAGTAGCGCCAAAAGATGTTTGTCTTTTTACTCTAGCATTTGTTGGCGTAATCGGTTGATTTTCAAATGTAGGAATATAAAACTCAGAACCTGCGGTAAAAATATGTATATCTCTATTAGACACAAAATGATGTATTGATGCTACTTCACCAATACTCATGACTAATTCTAAAGAGTCATCATCAGCAGCATCGCCTATATCAAAGTTATAATACAAACCAGATTTGCTAGCCCATACAGTATCAGGTTGTGAAAGAGTACCGCCAAACCATAATCTATTCTCATGAAAACCAACAGCAGCAGGATACCCACGCAATGGAGAATATGATTGCTCCATCCATTGCTGTGTTGGTGCGTGAGTAACAATCTCAATTACACCGCCACCATCTTCAGATGTATTTGCAGCCGATCCTGCAGTTACAGTATATTCGTTCTCGTTAATAATTTTACTTATTGTTCTTGAACCATTAATTTGAGCAGCATTTATACCGCCAACAGCGGTTGAGTTTCTTATAGTAATTGAGTCATTAGCAGCCATGCCATGATTAATATGCGTAATAACAATAGTAGAAGAACTATCTATTGTTCTTATAGCATTAGGATCAAGCTGAACAAAAAGTTCGTCAACAACATTTCCAGTAGCCTGAGTAGCTGACTGAACAGATGTTATATTAATCTCTGCATCATGGTAAAGTAAACTTACACCAACATGTTTAGAGTCAGGGTAATTACCACCAGACTGTGATCCTGTTGTATCAAAATAGTTTGCACTAGTAGTAATAGTAATCCCAGTACCAGTAGTCGCAGACGGGTCTAATGTAACACCAGTTGCTTGAAAAGGATAATATGGTTGATACAGCCTAGCACCACCTGCTTGAAGTTGAAAATTAAATTGCTCTACTTGAAAGCTATTCAACCCAGTTCTTATTAACTGTTGGCACATGAAAGTATTGTGGCAAAGAAATAAAACATCGCCACCTTGAGCATATGTCATTTCATGTAAGTAAGCCTGATCCCACTGCAAAGCATTACTGTTTATATCTTGTGTTAAAGTAGTTGCTAAACTTAATGCACCAGTAGTAGGATTAATAAAAAATATCTCACATTTCTGGTGAGAGAAGGCTATTACATACTGTTCATCATCTGAAAATACAAAAGGTATTAGCCTTACTTGCTGCCTTATATTTGTATCTTCCGTAACAGCAGTAAAGTCATGCAGTGCTTGAAACCCACCTCGCTTGGCAACACCACCTTCTGTTCTAATGAAGAAGTTTTTTACACTTTGAGCAGATGAGTTATAAATTGGAGAATCCGTCCTTGATACCAAAGACGGACTAATTTCACCATACTGAAAGTTTGTAATCGGTATTCTTGCCTTTTGCATTTAGCTTCGCCTATTCGTAATAAACCTCGATGTTACAATTTTTCTTGTTGTTTGTTGTTGAGAATCAATAGATCTAGCTTTAGCCATTAAGAACTCATATTGATCTGACATCATAGCAGCCAAAGAAGTGTCCCTTATTAACGCAGTAGCAAACACAGTTGCCATTGCGTACTCAACACACAATGAAAAATGTGAAGGCCAATCAACCTCCTCTGCTCTATATGTGTAATCAGCTATAAGTTCATCAGCTACAGAAGCATCACAAAAAACTTTATTTCCATAGACATTATATTCAATTTGTAAATCTCTTACAGTAATAGCATGTAAGAATATATATTCTGGCAATTGATAAGCAGCAGTAAACCTACCTGTGGGAGCATCACTTAACCTATTTAACACAGTTTGATTAGTAGCAAATCTCCAACGTGTAGCGGTAAGATTAGTCCTAGCAATATCTTCATACATATTACCTGCAATCAGAGCCTCAGATGTGTCATCCCCAAAAGAAGTAATTGGCTCTGCACCAACTAAGATGAGAGCACGACTGCATATATCTACTGGACTATTAGCAGGTGTACTTGAAACCATTTTAAACCTCTATGTAAAGAGAGGGGGCTTTCGCCCCCACCCTATTAGTCAGTGTCAGTTACACTGATTGCTGTACCATCCGATATATCGACTACAGAACCAGTGTTTGACAATACTACTGCCACACTCATAGTAGGTGCGTCACTGTCTAGTACAAAAATAGCATCGCCAACATTTAACATGCTAGCAGCGTCATTAAAGTAACCAGAAGCACGAACTACTGTCATGGCATCAGTTGAGTCATAAAACCAAAGGCTATGACCACCACCACCTGCCATACGAGAAAGACCTGATGCAGAATAAGCCATTTTAAATCCTCCTCTTAGTTATTGTCTAGGACTTCGTAGATACCGTTATCATCGATAGCTACCGCGCCCATTGACATCATTGATGTTGCTAAGTGAGACACTTTTTCAGCAACATAGTTTACTTCAGTTTGAACATCAGAGTTCACACCGATACCTACAGCAGTTGTGTGGTAAGCAAAGTTTTTACCACCTGCTACAGCAGACGTTGAAAAGATCTTGAAGCCCAAGAACTCTTTCATTGTCATACCACCTGCGAATGGTAAGTTTTGCGGACCAACAAAGTCTGATGATGCAAACTCATTGATTGCAAACAAATCAGCGTATCCTGCAGGAGACATCGCAAGATAGCGTTGTCCGTCTTCTGGAACATCTGCCGTACCCATTGTTTCAAACAATGATAAAAGATCTGCTTTTTCAAGAGCAGAGCCAGTGTCATGTATTTGAGTAGAGTTAGCACCTGCATCCATAGCAGCAATGATAAGCTCATCTGTTTTTCTACCAAGAGCAGCAGCAGCAGATTGCGCTACAGCTTGACGCTCGTTGATATTTGTTTTCAACTCATCAAGCTTGTCGATGTACTCAGCAGCATAATAATCGCTCATTGTCGCTTCGACGTTGGTGTGTACTAGCTCCATAGGAGATACATTACCATTGCGTGATTTTGTTGAGGCTGATCCAGTGCCTATTTTCTGGAATCGTGCAGTTGAACCTGACACATTTGTAGAGCGAATAGTGTTCCGTAGCTTGGAACCCATACGCTGATACGCCATGTGAACTTCAGTTTCAAACTGCTTTATAAAGGCTTGGTCTATTGTATTAGCCATTTTTACAGTCCTTAATTGAGTTTCCGATTGCTACGAGTATCCACTCTTACATGTCAATTCGGGTATCCATAAGGGCCGATCAATGCGATATGGGTCGTAATGAGTTATTGTAAACATTAATTTTGTTTGGATTGCAACGCACAAATTCAACATATTCTGGATTTTTGCTTGACACAAAACCCATCGGCTCAAACCCTAGCATTACCGCCCAGTGCATCATATTAGGATATTTATGCGAAATTTGTATAGTCATACCAAGTTCCGTTATATCAAAAAGATTTATTAACAGCCTTGACATTTTAAATGCGGTATATTTATTTTTCCTTATTTTATTAGAAAACATAGAAAAGAATAGTGGAAACTCCCCCTGCTCTCCAAAAGTAAGGCCGCTTAAAAATATAAATTCTTTCTTACTGTTCCTGCATACATAGACTTCAGACCTATCGTACACTTCTAAGATTACATCAAGAGGATGCCGCCAACCCAAATTACTTAACTCTTCTAAAGTTTCTGGGCAAAGATTGTTGGTTACTTCAGCAATATGATGTTGTTTCATAGGAGTGAGGTATGCCCCACTCCTTTCCATTAGTTTCTTTTCACTTGTTATAAAGCTTTTGGAACCCATTATTTACTTCTTGTATAAAATCATTGTTTCTTCGTGCAGGATGCCAGTACCTTTCATCTTGCATCATTTCTCTTAAACCTTGTTCTGTAATCTTGCCAGATGGTGTTGCATCACTCCCCATAGATGGAGACTGCATTTTCTCCATGATAAACTCAAGTGCCATTAAACCTTCAGCAGTTTCAGTTAATCTTTCAATAGAATCCATATGCTCTTCTGGAAAAAACTGTTTAGAGAATAAAGCAGCAGCCTCTATTCTAGCATTGGCATTATCACCAAGTTTTTCCACTTCTGCATCAGTATCTATCATTTCCCCCTCAACAGCCTTAACTACTTTTTCTATGCCTTCCTCAAACTCAGCCTGACTAAAGCCATAAGTAAAAGCATGATTTGCCCACCACTCTAGAACTTCACTATCAATAGCACTTTCCTCATCTATATAATCAGGAAGTTGATAGTCACCTGCGCTATCTGGCCTATCTTTAAAACTTTCTGCCTCTATTTCTTTCAGCACTTCGTTTCGAATATCTTCGTCCTTAGTACCAAGCTTAGACTCAAGCTCCTTATATGCTTTAGCTAAGTCCTCACCAGATTTGTATTTTTCGGGCAACCACTCTGGGCGCTCTTCTGTTTTAGCTTCTAGATCTTCTGCTACTACAAAATCTCTTTCCTCTTGTGGAGGTAGCTCTGTCGTTGCTTCTTGAACTTGTTCATTCATTATTCTTTACCTTATGTGACCTCTGAATATGACGCTCTATTAAGCCAACAAGATACCGTTGACCCTCTAAATGACGCAACTCATCAGTAGAAATATTAGGACCACTAACCATTTCTATAGTTATACTACGCAAGTATTTAAGAATTTCTTGACCAGTAGGCTGAGAAAATACAGCGCCAAAATTAAGGCTTATCTTATCTTCTTCTGATTTCTTTCTTGCTATTCCGTCTAAACCAATATGACTATTCTGCGGCAATAGGTGGTCCTGCTAATTGTTCCTGTTGTTGCATTTGTTGCATTTGCTGCATCATTGCAACTATCTCTCTACGCTCTTCTGCATCACGAATCAACCCATCAGGTACACCAAATTTCTTAGCTAAGTGAATAGCGGTCTCTTCAGAGTTAATTAAGACATTAGTAACATCAGGGCCAAAGTAAGCATTAACAAGCTCCAGAAATCTAGAAACAGAAGTAATGTCTTGGTTTGATTGTGCTTGTGCCAATGGAGAGGAAGATCTTATTTTTACTTCTCTTCCATTAACTGTAGGTAATTCAATGCGTCCTTGCTTCTTAAGAATATATATCACTCTTTGTAATACTGGCTGCACTAACTCAGCTTGCAGTCTACCAAAGGCTGATCCTATTCTTCGTGATAAATCTGCCATACGTTCTGCGACTTCTGTAGCAGATGCAGGAGTTCTATCTGGATTTCCTAACATATCATTGTATAATGCGCGTTTTATATTCAAGCGCATATCGCTCAGAACTATATCAGCAACATCAAATCTTCCTGCTGCTTGTATTGGCTGTAGACCGCTAGATTGCGGTGACTTTGGTATTATCGTGCCAGGGACTAAATTGATAGTATCTGGGTTAATGATTCCATCATCATCCATTTGGTAAATGCCAGA